GCTTGCGCGCATGGTGTGACTATGGCAATGATCGTGACTAATGTTGCGAGATTTGCTTACGATGAACCTCACGGCCTTAAACGCGCGACTGATTGACGATTGGCGCAAAGACGCGCCGACCTTTTGGTCAATTCGTATCGCGGCTTTTTGGGGCGCGGTTTCTGGCCTCATTGCCGTTTGGCCCGCCTTCGCCTCGATCCTGCCCCTTTGGGCCTTCGCTGGCGCCTCCGTCGTCATGTGCGCCGCGGTCGCCGTTGCGCGCGTCACGAAGCAAGACGGCGCATGAACCGGCTTCAGAAACACGGCACGGCCGCCGCGCTCGCGGTTTCGCTGATAGGCGGCTTCGAAGGGCTTCGCCAGACGGCATACCCCGACCCGGCTTCACGCGGCGACCCTTGGACAATTTGCTACGGCCATACCGGGCACGTTACGCCCGGCGAGCGCGAAAGCCTCGCACAGTGCAAAGCGCTCTTGCTCGCGGACCTCGACAAAGAGGCCGACGGCGTCGAGCGCTGTATTTCGGCCCCCATGCCCGATGCGCGCTTCGTCGCCGTCTTGAGCCTCGCCCACAATATCGGCATTCGCGGCGTTTGCCGGTCGAGCATCGCGCGCGACCTCAACGCGGGCGACACGCAGCGCGCTTGCGACGACTTCCTGAAATATGACCGCGCGGTCGGCGTCGTCTTCCCTGGTTTGACCCGGCGGCGCAAAGCAGAGCGCGCCCTTTGTCTGGAGGGCCTTTGATGCTCTTGATTGTTCAATTCGCATTCGGCCCGATCGGGCGAATTCTTATCGTCGCCGCTGCGTTCTTCGCGGCGGTCTTCGCCTACACGGCGCACGAGCGCAGCGTCGGCGCGGCCAAGATCGAAGCCTCGATCGCTCAACAGAACAGGAAGGCCGTCAATGAAGCGGATAGCGCTGAGCAGCGCGTGCGCGCTTGCTTTTCTACTAACGGCGTGTGGAACGACGCCGCCGGCAAATGCACCGGGCCTTGAAGCCTCGCTAGGCGCCTCACTGATAGGCGTTCAGGGAAAATCGCGGGCCGATCAAGAGCGCATATCGATCCGCAACGCCCGGGAATGCGCAATTGGATTTTGGCAGGACTTGTGCCGCTGAAGGTCGACACGTTCCGCACCTACGGGAGCTTAGCAACAATGACCGCCGAAGAAGCCGGCCAAATCACGGCGCTACAATCAAGCGTGCAAGCGCTCGCCTTGACTATTCAAGCGCATATCGCGCGATCCGAAGTCATCAACGCACAGTCGGTCGTCGAGAGGCGCGACCTCGTGACGAAGATTGAGGAAGTGAAAACGGATCTCACGGGGGCGAAAGCCGACCTCGTGGCCGTAAAGCTGAGCTTGGCGGATTTCTTCGGCAAATTCAAAGGCGGATGGTTCGTCGTCGCCGCGCTCGGCGCTGTCGCCGCAAGCATCGGCGGATGGTTTTTTGCATGGAGAGCGCATAGCTAATGGCGTCGAAGCCCCGCACGAACAAAGCCCCCGCAAATCCCGTCGATATCCGCAATGAGCGCTTTTGGAAGACGAAGGCCGAAGCCCTCACCAAAGAGCTAGCGGCGACAGTACATGCCCTTCACGAAGTCGCGGGCCTCATGGGCCGGCCCGTCGTCGCCCCCCGATGGGCGGCCCCAAAGCGCGGGCGCAAGAACCAAGCCGCCGGCTTGCTGACGATCTCGGATATTCACGCGGGCGAAGTCATAAAGGGGAAGGAAGTTGCCAATCTCAACAGCTTTGATTTGGACATTTGCCGCGCTCGTTTACGTCGCCTTTTTCTGGCGGCGGTTCAAATACTTCCTCGCTGGGCTTCTGATTGTGAACTTCGCGGCGTTTACGTTGCTCTTAATGGTGATTTGGTTAGTGGCGATATTCATGACGAGTTGCGTCGAACAAACCAGATCACGGCTTCCGAGCAGGTTTGGTTTGTCGCGGATGAATTGGCCGCGGGCCTGAAGAAACTCGCCGAAATGTTCGGCTCTGTCTTCGTCGTCGTGACGCCTGGAAATCATGGGCGCCAGACGATCAAAACGCACGCCAAGGGCACGGCTTCGTTGAGCTATGACACGATGGTCGGCGAGGCGCTTCGCCGATATTTCGACCATGACGACCGGGTTACGGTCGCCGTTTCGCCGGCCCGCGATGCGACTTACGATATCTTCGGCTGGCACGTTTTGCAGACGCACAACGATGCGGGCGGGGGCGGCGGCCAAGGCTTCGCCGGGCCGATGCTCCCCATCCTCCGCAAGGGGAAAAGCATCGAATGGATGGCCGCGCAAAGCCGCACTTTTTACGACGTGATCTTGACCGGCCACTACCACACAAGCGGGAACCTCGGAAAGATCCTCGCGAACGGATCGGTCGTCGGATACGGCGAATTCGCACAATCGATCCGCGCTTCGCCCGAACCGGCGCAACAATGGCTCGCCCTCATTCATGAGGAATGGTGCATTCGCGAGCGCTGCGAAATCAAGCTTCAAGAGCGCAACCCCGCGTAACTAAAGGGAAATCCCATGTCACGACGATTTATGGCGGCGCTTGTCGCCGCGGCCTTCCTATGGGGCGGGCCCCTCTCGGCGTCGCCGAACATGCCTAACGTGGTCGACGACTTCGGCGCGGTCGGGTACGCGGGCGCGGGGGGCACGCCCGCTAAGATCGTGGCCGGCGGGTTTATAACGACCGCAGGGTCTTACAGCATTAGCGTTTGGCCTTACACTAATCCTTTCGTGCCATCGGATCTGCACTCGGTATTTAGCCTGTCGGGCGCGGGCGTAGCGCAGACCTACGGGGGCGTTACCGCGGTCCAAATCACAGCGGGGGGCAGCTACACGTCGGCGCCCTACATCACGATCGCGGGCGGGTCTTACGCGTCGGCCGTTCCTTACTGAAATGTCCTAGCCGCAACGGTCGTTTCGCCCGGCGCCGGATGCACCGGCACGGTTATGAACCTCTTTTCTGGGGAGGGCACGATATCGGCGCTCAACCCGGCCGACGGGTCTTCGTTCAATCTCACAATCCATAACAACGGAACTGACGGGTCTTCATGGAACGTCACGGCCGCAATCCGCTGAAAACGCGCCCGCGCTTCGGCGCGGGCGTCCCCCTTCCCCCTAAGTGAAAGGCGACGCATGAAAATTTATCTCGCCGGCCCGATGCGCGGTTACGCGCATTTCAATTTTCCGGCTTTCCACGCGGCGGCGGCCAAGCTGCGCGCGGCGGGGCATGAAGTCTTCAGCCCGGCCGAAAAGGATATCGACCACCACGGCGAAGACATATCCGCCGGCAATCTCGACGGCTGCGAAATCAAGGCCGCGGCCGACCACGGCTTTAGCCTTCGCCGGGCGCTCGGCGACGATCTCGCGTGGATATGCGCGCACGCCGAAGCTATCGCACTCTTGCCCGGATGGGGCGCCAGCAAAGGCGCCAACGCCGAGCGCGCCGCGGCAATCGCGCTCGGCCTCGAAATTATGTTCCTCGACGGAAGGATTTGACAATGCAAGAGCCTTCAGACTTCGCCCCGGTCGAGCCCCCCGCGCGCCGCCACGGCATATATGCGGGCCTCGACGCCCCTAACGTCGGCGTACAGCCGCCGGCGCCCATGACAAAGGCCGCGCTGCTTGACAAGGCGAAGGCCGCCGTCGCCGATCGCGGCTTGAACTACGGTAAGCCGGAAGACAATTTCGAGCGGATCGCGGCGCGCTGGCGAGTCCATTTGAAAAACGCCTACGGTATAGACGTGGCTTTGACGCCTACGAGCGTCGCGATCATGATGAATGATATGAAGGTCGCGCGCCTCGAAAACGACCCTTCGCATTTAGACTCGTGGGTCGACATGGCGGGCTATACGGCTTGCGGCGCTGAAATCGCTGTGAAAATTCCGTGAAAACATGCTGGCTGTGTCGGGAAGCCGACAGACAACAAGGTTAACGGGTAAAATAAGCGCTTGACTATTGCGCGCCTCCTGCTAGTTTGTCGCTATTGGTTCAATAGTGGCAACAGGGGGCCGCATTGGTTAAATTCTCGCATGATGACCCGCAGTACCGCGCCGCGCTGCGCGAAATGAGCAAACGTCTTCGCGCGCTCATGGACGCGAAACAGTGGTCGAGGGCCGACCTCACGCGCGCAGCGGCCCCGTTTATGCCTGAAGGCGGGCGCTTCGGCCCTGATAACACCTCGAATTTCGTCAATGGGAAGCGCAAGCCGACGAAGCCCTTCCTTATCGCCATGTGCGAGGCTTTCGGCGTCACTGAAGACGCTATTTTGCCCCCTTTCCTGATCGAGGGCGGCGACGCGCTCTCGCCTTCGTCGCCCCTGCTTACGGCCGTGCCGGGCAAGAGCGACCGATACCGGGTTTTCATCGATCGCGAGCTATCGCTTAAAGATGCGTTGCGCATAGTCGCGGCTCTTGAGGGGAAGGACGAAGGCAATGCCTCGTAAAGCGCGAAAGCTTCCTTGGCTCGATACTAAAAATGGAGTGTATTATGCAAATTGGTATGAAGCCCCCGCCGAAAAAGAGGGCGTCAAGACCGCGGGTCGCACGCGCTCCCGGTCACTCAATACAAGTGATGCTGCTATTGCGGCGGGTTCGTTCGCATCCTTTCTCACACAAGGCCAAACTCTCTACGCCGAAAGTGTCGCAACCTTCGGATTGACAGTGGCTAAAGCTCTCGATGACTACGAACTTGAGCACGTTCGGCCGAATGTGACGGACAAAACGCGCCAGCTAAACGCGATTTCGCACCTTAAGGCATACTTCGGCCTAATGATGCTTAAGGACCTCGACATACCGGCTTCGCGCGGCTACGCGGCGGCCCGACGGTCGGGCTCGATCGGGGGCGGCGCTCGCCATTTCGGCGACCGCGCCAAAGGGTCGGACTCGACGATACGGCGCGAGCTTAACGTGCTGCGCGCTGCGATCGGCCACGCGCGCCGATGGAAGCGCCTGGACGGGGCCGACCCGATCGTTGAGCTTACGCCCGGCGCGGCGCCGGACGAAACGCTATGGCTGACGCGCGCTGAAGTCGCCGCGGTCCATGCGGCGGCCGTCGGCCCCGTGAAGGATTTCATCATGCTCGCCTATTACACGGGCGCTCGGCGCGCCTCGCTCGAAACGCTGCGCGTTGAGCAAGTCAATCTTCAGACCCGGCGCCTCTCGCTGCGCAAGGCGGGCGCCAAGGTCACGAAAAAGCGCAAGCCGCTCTTGGCAATCCACGACCGGCTTGTTGAGATCCTTGCCCGCCTGTCGGCCAGCGCGGTTGACGGGTGGCTCTTCGGCGGCCCGTCGGTCGATATGTACCGGCCCTTCCGCGAAGCGTGTCGGGCGGCCGGCATTGACGACGCGCGGGCGCATCCGCACGTCTTGCGGCACAGTCGGGCAACGCATCTGCTTCAAGGCGGGGCGACGATTTGGGACGTGGCGAAGCTCTTGGGCGACACGGTCGCGACCGTCGAGCGCGTTTACGGCCATCATTGCCCCGAATATCTCGGCGGCGCCGTGGGCGGCGATTGACTCGGCGTTACGCGCAAAATCCGTGTCGTAACTATAGACACAAAAACGGCTAACCGATTGATATTAATCGGCTAGCCATTTTCGATAGCCACAACATTTGGCCCTTTCACGGCGAAAACAGGGGTTCGATTCCCCTTGGGCGCGCCAATCATTTCAATAACATGACGCGCCTAATTCACGTTTCAAACCATGTTTGTTCGGCGCTACGATCTGCGTAACGAATTCCCCGATGATTTCAATGTGGGCTGTTTTCGATCAGCCATCCGAGCGAGCGGCCGTTTCGGAGCGCGCGGCGCCCTTCCCCGCCGATCGCCATAAGCGCCGTTCCGGTGCTTGGCGACATGCCCGCCGAGCCGTCGGGGCGCTCGAACCGCACCTTGGGGGACAGGAATAAAACCGAGTCGGCGGCGCGCACGGCGCGCTGAAACCACGATGCGCTTGTGCGGTCGGGGGCGAGCGCGATCCCGTTACCGTGGGCGGCGAAGCGGTTGAGCCACGGGGCTATTCCATTGCGCCCGCCGAAAGGCGGGTTCATCCAAATAAAGCCATCCCATGCCCCGCCGTGGTCTTCCTTTGTTAGCCATTGCGCCGTCGGAACGTGGCGCGGGCCGCCGGCCGGCGCCGCCACGTCCATGTCAAACCAAACGCCGAGCGCGTCGAAAATATATTTCGGCGTGAACCATTCGTCTGACGCGCCCGGCGCTTCCCAAGCGCTCATCTTCCCGCCCCGCTGTAATGCGCAATCGCCATCCCGGCGGCGAAGGCCGCCAAGAAAATTAGACCGCGGCCAAATGCCGCAGCGGCCTTCACTCGGCCGCCTTCGCGGCAAGCGCCGCTTTCTGCTTTTGGTCTTCAAGCTCGACCATGCGGGCGAGCGTTTCGTTTTCTCGGATCGTGTTTTGGGAGAGCAAGCCGCCGTCGTGTTCGTCATCGATCCGGATAAAGCGGACGATCCGCCGGGCGGCCGTCAAAAGCGTCTCTTCGCTCATTGACCTACCTCTCGGGCGAAGAAAGCGGCGCGCCTCATCTTCGACAGGAACCGGCCGCACCAGCCGTCGTCTGGAACGGCGGGCCAAGCCGCAACCCCGGTAAAGTCATTTTGGAGCGAGCCGGGCCCTGGAGGCAAAAGGCGGCATTCGTAAACGCCGCTTCTGCGCTCCCCCACAAACGCGCAATTTGAGCAAGCAATCTTTGTCATTTGCGATACCTTTCCGCACGGAACGACCCGGCCGTGACCGGAAGCCCCGCATAAGCACGGGGCAAAGTTGTCATGAGACGACGGAATTCGACCTCCGACCCGAAGGCGGCCGGATCTTCCGATATTGGCTCATCATGCACATGAAGAATTAGGCGATACCCGCGCGCGTCGAGCGCGGTCATGCCCACGCCGAGAATGTCGCGCGCCGCAGCTTGGACGGCGTTTTCGACCATCATCCCGCCATAGGTCGATATCCTCGCCCATTGCATATTTATGGAACCGTCGGTTTCGGGAATGATCTTTCCAGGCTTCAACGGGTCGGGCACGGTCTTGTAGGTCAGCGCCTTTTTGGTCTTGCCGAAATAGGGCACGTCCATAACTAGCGGGTACGGGTAGGCCATGGCCCTACCGCTAGGGAGTCGCATGAAGAGAAACGAGCCCGATTTACGGAACCGTAAGTTCCCGCACGTCACGACCATGCCCGGCTTTTCGACGGCGAGGATCGCGGCGGCCTCGAGGTCCGCCCAAAGCTGGACGATAGCCGGATGCGCGTTGCGCCAAAGCGTCTTGAGCGTTTCCGCCGCAACCCAAGTTTCGCGGTCCATGCCGCTCGCGCGGCCCCGCTTGCGGTATTGACCTTCGCAGTCGGCGGCCACGGCCGGCGCGAGCTTGTGCATAAGCGCGTAACTCTCGCCGATCTTCACGCCGTAGTTTTTCGCCATGACGGCGAAGGCGCCGGGGCCGCCCTGGTAGCCGAGCGAGAGTTCCATGACCTTGCCGACCTGTCGCATGTCATCCTCGACTTGCTCGATCGGGATACCGAACGCGCGGGCGTAGGCGAGCTTGTAAAGATCCGCCCCCCGCCCCGCGTCGAATTCGGCGAACGCCTTAATCTTCCACGTCTCGCCAGCAAGCCACGCCAGCACGCGGCCTTCGATGTTCGAATAGTCGGCGGCCGTGATAATCGCGCCCGGCGCTGCGCGGACCATGCCGCGGATAGTGTCGCCGACGGCGCTCAGCGCCGGGCCATGGACCAACTCTAAAATGTCCGGATCGCCGGCAAGAATTAGGTCAATGACGCTGGCGACGGCTTTCTTGTTTTCGGGGCGCTTGAGGTTTTGCGGCTGGAAACGACGTCCGGCCCATCGGCCCGTATTGGCCGCATGGAATTGCAGGAAGCCCCGTGCGCGGCCGTCGGCGTTGCGCCCGGCTGTGAGCGCGTTGATCTTGGCGACGCTCGCCTTCGCGCCCTCTTGGCGGATTTCCAGGCAACGCCTTACGCGCGGAACAAGATCGTCCCGAATGAGCAATTCGGCGAGCTTGTCTTTCGCCAGCGAGTCAATGTCCGCGAGCCCGCGCGCTTTGCAGAACGCAATGAGGCCCGAAAGGTCGGTTATGCCCCGCACTTCGCTGTCGCTCGCCTTGAACATGGCAGCGTCGAGTCGGCGAGCGATTGTCGCGACGATCTTCGTCGCAGCTTCAGCCAAAGGAAGGTCGATAAAGACGCCGCGATCGTTGATTTTCTGATCTAAAAACCAAAGCTCAAGCTCGGCGCTCGAGAGCGGCAAGAGCCGCTTTTCAAGCAGGCGCTCGACCTCGACGTCAGTCGCGCAATAGGCGCCGAGCCGCGCAAGATCTTCAGGGCTCTCGCGCCAGAACGGGCCGGGGCCGCTCTCGCCTTTCTTCGGCCTGCGGGGCTTGCACATGGCGAGCATAAGGCGGCGCCCCAAGTCGTCTTTCGCGACTGGCAAGCCGACCGCCGCGCCCGCGTTGGCGAGCGAGCCCGGCAAGCCGAGCGCGTAGGCCATAACCATTGTGCAACGCATTTTGCGGATCGGGATCGGCTTGAAGCCGTACCGACGGCGCATGACAAACCCGGTTATGATCCGCTCGAATTGCGCGTTATGCGCCGTGATCGTGGCGGCCGCTTCGATCGCGCGTTGAAGATTGCCCGTGTTTTCGCCTTTGAACCAAAGCTTGACCGGGCCGTCGTCGAGCGCGTAGGCGGCGCAAAGCACGTCAGTTGAAGGATGCTCGGCGTAGGCGTATGCGCCGACCTTTTTCAAGTCGGCCTCGCTGCGCGTTTCGTAGTCGAGATGCAGTTTCAAAGCAGCGCATCCCATTCGAGCCACTCCAGGGCGATGAATTCGGAATAGGCGGGCGGAATGGCTTGGCTAAGCTCGGCGATCGTCATCCAATCGATTTCCATCGCCGCGCGCCCATCTTCGACCGTAAAATCAGGAAGCCCCTTATCGAATTTGCGCCGGCTATCGCGCGCGCCCTCGCCGTAGACGCCTATCGTGCGCGTCCGATTGCGGACGTGGCCCCCGTAAATGCCGACGACGGCCCCGCCCCCGTGGGCGCATTTCGGCTGGCGCATCGGGAAGTTTGTTTCGAAGATGCGATGACGACGAAGCTCGGCGTCGCCGACCCCAAGGCCGAACATGGACCCGCAAAGCGTGACGGCGTTGCTTAACGGCGCGCCGACGACGTTCTCAATAACGTAGGGCTTGCCCGACGCCTTCAGCATGGCGCGCGTCGCCGGGATTAGGTCGGCGTGCGGCTTGGCGTTGTGCATCGTCTTGAGCGCGGTATGCGCTTGGCACGGGGGGCTCGCCCATATGAAGTCGAAGGTCGCCAGAAAAGAGGGCAACAAGCGCAGCGCGTCGCTCTTGGCGAAGCCGTCGCCCGGGTAGCGCGGGCTCAAGACAAGGTCGACGCCGGTAACGGAGAAGCCCGCAAGCTGAAGGCCGCGGGTCGCGCCCCCTGCCCCGCAGAAAAGGTCAAGCGCTCTCAAAGCCGTTCCGCCTCGAAAAGCTCGCAAAGGTCGGGCTCAATATCCGTTGGCCTAATGCCCCTTTGCGCCTCGCCCCGCGCCAGCGCGGCGGCGCGCCGTTTCTCGTTAGGCTCGCCGATCGTCCTGGCGATGGTTCCGCACGGCGTTTGATGGAACGCGCCGAGTTGCGCGCGATAGTGCTTCGGTAAGCGCTCGCCTTCGCGCAGGCCGCCCGGCCGGGCGCGTGCCGCGTGCTCGGGGCAATAGACCTCGCCCGGGTCCGTCTCTTCGGCGCAAAATTTCTGGCCTTCCTCGGTGCATTCGCCGACGGCCCAACGGCATTCACGAAATCCAAGCTCAACTATGTTTTTCATCTTCGCATCTTTCGTGTCTAATGTTGCGAAACAGCGGGCGCGCGAAGGCGCCCGCCGGTAGTCGTCAGAGCATCCCTATGGCGCGAAGGTACAAGTCAGTTACCTCTTCCTCTGCCGCGCGCGCATCCACGTCTTGCTTGCGCAGCGAGACAATCTTACGGAGGATTTTCGCGTCAAAGCCGTTGCCTTTGGCCTCGCCGAAGACTTCCTTTATATCTTCAGCGAGCGCCTTTTTCTCTTCCTCAAGCCTCTCGACGCGCTCGATATAGGAGAGGATTTGAGGGCCGATATTGCCGCCGGGGGCCGGCGGGTCTTCCTTTTCCTTAGCCATTGCGCGCCCCTTAGCCGAAGAGAGACTCTGCGCTTTCCGGCTTGGCGTCGGGCGACCCGCCCGCAACGTCGACTGGCTCGAACGCGTCTTCTACCCGCACGCGACCGCCGCCCATCGGCTCGTCATGCTCAAGCAGCATGACATGGTTAAGCCCGAAAGAGACGCCCTTGCCCCCCGTAGGATGGTCCCACGCGAAGGCGTTCAAGCTCATGGTCGCCCATCGGCCGCCGTAAACTTCCTCCTCCGTGGTGCACGGCTTCATGTTGCCGAAGACGGTCGCCGGCCTCTCCTTATTCCCGGCGCGGATCATGACCGGGTAGTCGCCGGCCACGTCGGCGAAGCGCGGTTGCTCTTCGGTCTTCAGGAAGGGCTTTTTGATCTTGAACTTGTGCGGCCCGACGCCCCACTTCGCGACGATCGCCGCGTCGACCGCCGC